CACTGCCCGCCGCGGCACAAAAGGTAAGGCGCACAACAACCTGAGTTCGCGTATGTGCCTGCAGGCGCACGCCTGCCGCGAATATGTCAGCGGGCACTGCCCGCCGCGTATGTGCCTGCGCACGCCTGCCCGCTCAGATCATGTCGGCTATGTCGTAGATGAGCTTTTCGGATTTTTCCCAGCCGAGGCAGGGGTCCGTTATCGACTTGCCGTAGATCATATCGTCGGCTTCGGTGATCTTCTGGCTGCCGTCTTCGATGTAGCTTTCGATCATAAGACCCTTGACGAGCTTCTTGATGTCGGCGTTCTGATGGATAGAGCGGATCACCTCTTCGCTGATCCTGATCTGCTCTACGAAGCGCTTGCCTGAGTTCGAGTGGTTCGTGTCGATGATGACGGCGGGATTTTTAAGATTGGTCTTCTCGTATTCTTCGTAAAGGCCGAGAAGGTTTTCATAGTGGTAGTTGGAAACGCTCTTGCCCTGCGGATCCTGATAGCCCCGAAGGATAGCGTGGGCGTAGGGGTTGCCCGTGCTCTCGACTTCCCAGCCGCGGTAGATGAACGTCTGGGGGCTTTGAGCGGCGGTTATCGAGTTGAGCATAACGCCGACGTCGCCGCCCGTGGGGTTCTTCATTCCGACGGGTACGTCTATGCCGCTCGCAGTCAGGCGGTGCTGCTGGTTTTCAACGGAGCGCGCGCCTACCGCAACGTAGGAGAGCAGGTCGGAGAGGTAGCGGTAATTCTCGGGGTAGAGCATTTCGTCGGCGCTCGAAAGGCCTGTTTCGGCGAGTACACGCATATGGAGCTTTCTGATCTTGATGATGCCCTTGAGCATATCGGAGTCGGAGAGCGGGTCGGGCTGATGGAGCATTCCTTTGTAGCCCTTGCCGTTAGTCCTCGGCTTGTTCGTGTAGACGCGGGGGACGATCAGGAGTTTGTCCCTGACCCTGTCCTGCACCTTTGCAAGGCGTGTCACATAGTCCATAACGGAGGTCTCGTAGTCTGCGGAGCAGGGACCGATTATGAGCAGGAATTTGTCGGATTCGCCGCTGAATATTTTTTTGATCTCCTCGTCGCGAGCCGCCTTTACTGCGGACATCGCTTCCGTCACGGGGAACTCGTCCTTCATCGCCTTCGGCACGGGGAGCTTGCGCTTGAATGTGCAGTTCATAAGTATCTCTCCTTAAACAAAAATCCGGCGCCTGCCTTGCGCAAACACCGGTAAGTTAGCCACTTTTGATATGATCTCACTCGGAAGCTCTGCGCACGCAAACAGGACCCGTATAAAACGACGGGTCAAAGTAAAAGTATGCGAATGTATACTTGTACGTCTGTGTCATGCTTGCCACCTCAAAGCGGGATCTTTCGTATCACTGCTACAGTATAACAGATTTGACGAGAAATGTCAACAGGATTTAAGAAAAAAATTTAGCGATTTAAAGCGGCAAGCCTCTTTAGTGTGGAATGTGGGGTTTGGAGAGTGGAGTAATACGGAATGCTTGCGGGTGAGGGATATCGGGTTTATCGTGGGTCGATGAAATTTTTGTTTTGTGTGTAAAAACAATTATTAACATTCTTAACATTATTACGATGGTGCGATTTGTCTGTGATTTGTCTGTGATTTGTCTGTGATTTGTCTGCGATTTGTCTGCGATCAGTTCGTCAAAGAGTTCGTCAGAGAGCGGGGGAGCGACACGGGAAAAGCGCTTGTTGGTGCGTTTTTTCGGGTGTAATTCGTTCGTGATTTTGTCTGCGATTTGTCTGCGATTATTTTGAATTATTTTGAAAAAAATGCGGGGATGCCGAGTTGAGTTTCGGCAGCCCCTTTGTTATGTCCTGTCAATATCAATTCTTGATTTGTACAGATGTCATTCGGAATGACCTACGCTCTTTCTGAGCACGAGAAGTGCGTCGTTGGAAGTAATGATTCCGTCTTTATCCATATCACACAGTGCCATTTCTGATTCTGAAAACTTTTTATTATCTATACTACCTCTAAGCAGAATGAGTGCATCATTAGATGTAATTTCCCCATCGCCATCTGTATCTCCTTGTTTTCCAAACATATCTTCATTCATTATTGCAAAATGATAACTCCGTTTGCCTTTATAACCGCCGATACCGATGATATCGAGATTGGCTGCTCCTGTTTCAATATTATTACTGTATTCGGCAGTATAATCCACATTTTCTTCAAGTGTTTTGTCTCCGTCTTTAACAACTATATTGAGTGTTACCGGAGATCCTGTGTATGTCATAGCAATTTCTGTTATTTCCAGACCTCCGTATTTGCTTGTATCCTCTACATTATTTAAAAAAACTGTTGTTTCGGAAATATCACGCTTTGCCTCGTCGAGTGTTTCCGGGGCTTCATCTTTGTCACCTCTTGCATTGAGATCAATATAATCAATATGGGTGACATAGGCGTTTTCAGCGATCCTTTCGATCTCCGACTTTGTGAGATCCAATGTGAACAGAGGCGCCTGAGTTCCGATCTCGATAATATCCTCGTCGGCGAGTTCGAGAGCCGCTGCGATCTTCGGGTTCTCCTGCTTGTAAACTTCATCTTGAAGTCTGCGTGAATCCGAGATCATTTTGCTTGTGTCATCCCAATTATCATATTCCGGATTAGTATGATTCTCCCAGCTGCCGTCTGCGATCATTCTGCTGCGGACTTGTGCACAGATCGCTTCGTCCTTTGCTCTGTCTACTACCCATACCCATACGGTAAACTTTTCGCCTTCTTCGGCTTTTTCCAAAAGCGGAACAAGACTGCCGCGGTCGATCTTTCTGTTATAAGGCGACGTATCCTCATAAACAGGCATATCTTTTTCGGGAATATCAAGGTTGATCGTCTTAACATCATTGAAAGCCGCTATACGCTCGATCTCGGACTTGGTGAGATTCAGAGTCAGCGAGGCGGAATGCGTGTCAATTGTGACAACATCCTCGTCGGCTACTGCGAGCTTTGAAAGGATCTTTGAATTTTCATTCAGGTAGAATTCTTCCGTAAGCTGTCTCTGCATACTGCAAAATGCATTATAGTCGCTTTCGGAGATCGTATCAAATTCTTCAATATCTATTCCTGTAATGCGAATAGCTTCTTGTTCGATAGCCTGCGGGTCTAATGTATTTGTGATACCGACCGTGACCGCAAACTTTTTGCTTTCATCGGCGCTGCGGAGAACTTCGGCATATACCGGATCGCCGAGCTTGTTTTCCCATTCACCTGTGGTATTGCCAACAGAAGAACTGGATGTTGTTGTTTCCTGTGCGTAAGCAGGAATAGAAACAGCGCTTGTTGTGATCATAGCCGCTGTAATAAACAGGGCAATAAATCTTGTCTTTTTCATAGTAAATACCTCCTTTAAGTAAAATAAGTAGCATAAGTAAAATAAGCAGCAAAGGAATTTTTCATTGACAAAGTTTTTAGAGTATCACCACCTTTTGGATTCTATGATTTTGTATTTCAAATCTATGTATTGTTTTGCTTCTTTTACTTATTAGACGAATAAAATCTCAATTTCTCTCACCTTTATTGTGTAGAAAAAACAATCGGAATATTGTCGATTTTATACAAATAAATGACTGTAAAAAAGGAGCGGAGGACAGAAGTTTCCCGCCTGACGATGAGAGCGGAAAATTGTTATTTGTGCAACAGATGCGCTTAAATATAGGCACAAATATTAACAAAATGTAAATAAAACGTAAAAGAAAAATGAAACTTGTATATTTGTATACAAAAAAAGTGCGTTTTGGTCCTATTAGTAGAAGGACTTTCGGTACTTCTGAAAATACGGGCGGTGAGGCGGGAGAGAGTAAGGAGTGATAGTTTGAGAAAACGAAAGAAGGATCCCGAGAGGTGCGACGAGGTGTGCATAAGCTGCCGAGGGCGGTTTTCGTGCAGGAAGCGGGTCATGCTCGGGTATGAGAGACTGGCGTTCGGAAGCACCGCAGACGCTTTCCGTCTTCTGATGAGCACAGAGGAGGACGGGATAGACGTCGGGAAACTCGATCTGTTCAATGTGGCGGAGATCAAGCGGCCGAAGGACGGGGCGATGGAGCTGAAATTCTTTGACAGGCTGAAGGCGCTCGATCAGCTCGGGAATATCCCCGAGGACGGCGGCGCAGCCGTTTCGCTCTATGAGGCGCTGAAAACGAGCGCGAGAGGGCTTGGAGGTGGCGGAGATGATACCTGAGTCTTTCTCACAAAAGCAGCTTCGTGTGCTGACGTGGTGGAACGAGGAAAGCCCCGACTGTTCAAAATCGGCGATAATCTGCGACGGCGCTGTCAGGTCGGGGAAGACGCTTTCGATGAGTATGTCGTTTGTGCTGTGGGCGTTCTATCGGTTCGGCGGCGCATCGTTCGGGATATGCTCGAAGACGATCCGCTCGGTGCGGCGCAATATCGTCACGCCGCTTATTGCTTTGATGCGTGAGCTGGGGTTTTCGTGCAGAGAGCGTGTGTCGGAAAACTATGTAGATATAGAGCTTCATTCCTGCCGCAACAGATTTTACTACTTCGGCGGAAAGGACGAGTCGTCCGCATCGCTGATACAGGGTATGACGCTGTCGGGGATACTGCTTGACGAGGCGGCGCTGATGCCGAGATCGTTTGTGGAGCAGGCGCTGGCGAGGTGTTCGGTAGAGGGGGCAAGGCTTTGGTTCAACTGCAACCCCGATCACCCCGAGCACTGGTTTAGGCGGGAGTGGATCGAAAAGGCGGAGAGCAAGAACGCACTGTATCTGCACTTTACGATGGACGACAATCCCTCGCTTTCCAAGAGTATGAAGGAGCGGTACAAAACGCTTTACTCGGGCGCATTTTACAGAAGGTTCGTTGAGGGGAAATGGTGTGCGGCGGCAGGAGCCGTTTATCCGTTTATGGACAGCGAGGAAGCGTTTTTCGATGTGCCGAAGGATCAGGCGAGCAGGTATGTCATCTCGTGCGATTACGGAACGGTCAATCCGTCCTCCTTCGGGCTGTGGGGGCTTTACGGCGGTATCTGGTACAGGATAGACGAATACTACTACGATTCGCGCGCCGAGGGTCTTCAGCGCACCGACGAGGAGCACTATGCGGGACTTAAAGGTCTTGCGGGCGGGAGGTCGGTCGAGCGGGTGATAGTCGATCCTTCGGCGGCGAGCTTCATTCAGACGATCTTCCGCCACGGCGAATTTGAGGTCGTGAGGGCGGACAACAGGGTGATCGACGGGATAAGGAAAACTTCAACTGCGCTTTCCGAGGGGAAAATCAGGATATGCAGGACGTGCCGGGCGGCGATGAGGGAGTTTGCGCTCTACCGCTGGGACGAGAGCGGAGCGAAGGACTGTCCCGTAAAGGAAAACGATCACGCAATGGACGACATCAGGTACTTTGTGACAAACGTCCTCAACGAGGACGACGGCGGGATCTTTGCGGTGGCGATCGGAAGATAGGACGCCGCAAAACGGCGAATGCCTCAAAGGTGTTCGAAAGGAATAAAAGGGGTGAGAAACATCAACATTTTTAAAGTGCGGAGAAAGCGGAGAAAAGGGAAGACCGACGGCGCAGCGCCCGTTTTACAGACGGCGGGGCGTGACGCTTTCAGACCGTTTGTGAACAGCGTCCCTGCGTGCGGGGCGGATCTTGAGCTTTACAGGTCGCTTCGTAAAAGCGTTCCCGTTATTGACGCTGCGCTTGACAAGATAGTGCGGCTGATAGGGTCGTTTACGATCGAGTGCGAAAACAAGGGCTTGGAGCATCAGATAAACGAGTTTCTGAAAAACGTGAGATCGGGCGCGCAGAGCGGCGGTGTCAACGGATTTTTGTCCGTCTACATAAATCAGCTCCTGACATACGGGACGGCGGTCGGTGAGATCGTATTGTCGGGCAGCGGACGGGAGATATACTCGCTTGTCAACGTGCCGCTTCGGGACGTCGAGCTTGCGTTTGACGACAATATGATAGACGTGCTCGTGTGCAGACCCGGAGTGTGGCAGCAGCGTCAGCCGTTTGAGTATCAGCAGCTTCTTCTGACATCGGCGCTCAATCCCGAGCCGGGGCATCTTTGCGGAGTGTCGCTTCTGCACGGACTTCCGTTTGTCAGCGAGATACTTATGAAGATCTACAACACGATCGGCGTCAACTGGGAGAGGGTCGGAAACGTTCGCTTTGCCGTAACGTACAAGCCATCAGGAGACAACGACCGCGCGCTTTCAAGAACGAGGGCGCAGCAGATCGCAGACGAATGGAGCAAGGCGATGCGTGACAAGGAGAGTGTGAGCGATTTTGTGTCGGTCGGGGACGTGTCTATAAAGGTGATCGGAGCCGACAATCAGATACTTGACAGCGAGGTCCCCGTCAGGCAGATGCTCGAACAGATCGTGGCGAAGCTCTCCGTGCCGCCGTTTCTGCTCGGACTGTCGTGGAGCACGACGGAGCGCATGAGCGCACAGCAGGCGGATATACTGACAAGCGAGCTTGAATACTACAGGCGGATACTCAACGCTCCGATCGGCAGGATTGTTTCCGTCTGGCAGCAGATACACGGCGAAGACTGTCCGTTTGAGATAATCTGGGACAACATAAATCTTCAGGACGAGCTGGACCTTGCAAAGGCGGGACTTTACAACGCTCAGGCACAAGCGCTGCGGGCAGCGCCTGAAAAGTAGGCCGTTAAAGTGCTGCGGCATATATACAGCATAAAATGCAGATGAAAGGAATGATGAGATGGACAACAAAAAGGACGAGCTGGAGCTTATAAACCGCTACTCCCGCAGGGAGCTTAAACAGGACGATGTTTATACGTTTTCAGTCGTGCTCTGCGACAATGATGTTGACAGAGATCACGAGTATTTTTCCGACGGCGCGCTCGACACGCTTGCCGAGATGTTCGTCGGCGTGACGGGGATATACGATCACGAGCCTACGGCGAAAAATCAGGTGGCGAGGATCTACGACTGCGGCGTTGAGACGGTGCAGGGCAGAAAGACCGCTTACGGAGCGCAGTACAGGCGCATTGTCGCAAAGGCGTATGTTCCCGTATGCAAGGGCAGCGAGGATCTTATCGCAATGCTTGACAGCGGCATAAAAAAGGAGGTCAGCGTCGGCTGCGGGATAGGCAAGTGTACCTGCTCGATCTGCGGCGAGGATATGAGGCGGGGCAAATGCGCTCATATACGGGGAGTAGAGTATGACGGCAAGCTCTGCTGCGGTATACTCGGCGATCCTACGGACGCTTATGAATGGTCGTTTACGGCTGTTCCTGCGCAGAAAAGCGCAGGCGTTATAAAGAGCTTTAAAAACGAGAGGTTCTCCTTAAAGTCGCTTGAAAACGGTCTTGACAAGGACTCTCTTGAGACGCTCAAGGGGTATATCGAGTCGCTTGAAAAGAGAGCCGACGAGGGCGACAGGTACAAGTCGGTGCTGAGACTGGAGGCTGTCAAGGCGGGGATCACTGCCAAGGTCGGGATCGAAAGCTCGCTGCTTGAAAGTATGGTGAAGAGCCTCAGCGTTGACGAGCTTTTAAGGCTGAAGGAGGGCTTTGAGAGAGCCGCCGAGAAGTTTTTTCCCGTGAGGGCGCAGACGGCAGCGGCAAGAAAAGAGACTGCCAATGAGTCGAACACAGAGAGCTTCAATGTATAAATCGTGGGTGGCAGACACGATCTGAAAGAATAATTCCAAAAAAAGAAAGGAAGAAAATTATGGCAATTTACGAGAATATCACTATTGAGAAGGGTATGTACAAGCCGGGCGGATACGGACTTACCGAAACGCTCGAAAAGCTCGATCCGAGCGAGAATTACAAGGGGACCTCACTTGAAGGTCTTGACGCATTCCAGCGTCAGCTCAAGCGCTTTGACATCAAGGTCACGGGAAAGGACAGCGACTGCGTTGAGAAGTTCTTTCAGACATCCTCTGCGGCGGCGCTTTTTCCCGAATATATCAGCCGCGCGGTGGCTCAGGGTATGATGCAGCGCAATGTGCTTTCGGACATCGTGGCGGCGAAGACACACATTGAAGGTCTTGATTACCGCTCGATCGCGCTTGCGCCGACAGACAGCGAACTTGAACTCAGGACGGTAGCCGAGGGCGCTCAGATCCCCGAGACGAATATCGGTATCCAGTCGCACCTTATCACGCTTCACAAAAGAGGCAGAATGATAACGGGTTCATACGAGGCGCTTCGTTTCCAGAGACTTGACGTTTTCACCGTTATGCTCAGGCAGATCGGCGCTTATATCGCCAAGCAAAATCTCGCAGACGCTATCAGCACCGTTATCTCGGGAGACGGCAACTCAAATTCTGCAACGGTCTATTCGGCGGAAAATTCGGGCGCTCTTTCCTACACCGATCTTATCAAGCTCTGGAGCGTTTTTGCGCCCTACGAGCTGACAACAATCATTGCGCCGACACAGCAGGTCAAGACTATTCTTGAAATGACGGAGATGAAGGATTCGTTTGCAGGTCACAGCTTCCACGCAACGGGCGAGATGGTAACTCCGCTCGGAGCAAAGCTCATTCATGCGCCCTCGATGACGGCGGGATCCGTCATCGGTCTTGACAAAAATTATGCGCTTGAAATGGTGATTGCGGGCGACGTTTCGACAGAGTATGACAAGCTCATCGACAAGCAGATCGAACGAGCTACCGTGACTTACATTGCGGGCTTCGCAAAGATCTTCACAAATGCGTCCGCAGTGCTCTCGATCGGCTCGTAAGGGAGGAAAGGCGTATGACGCTTCAGAATGTCAGCGAGCGTTTTTTGAGGCTCGCAGGGCTTGACAGCGCAGGCGCGCTCGAATGGATAGATATCATCGGGGACGCATTTTCGGACATTTCAAAGCGGGTCATACCCGAAAAGGATACGCAGGAAAACAGCGCGTTTCTTGAAGCTGCCGCTGCGGCGCTCGCATTTTACAATTACCGCGCGGTGACGTGCGCAAGGCAGGAGCTTTCGGGCTTCAAAGCGGGAGACCTGAGCATTGATCTCGGTGACAGCGGCGTAAAGGAGGCTTATGCGTTTTTCCTGCGCGCCCTAGAGCCGTGCACGGAGCTTTTTTATGAAAAGGACTTTATCTTCGGAAGGGTGGGATCGCTGTGCTCGCCGGATTGATAGATAATATGATCGGAAAGATGGGCGTTTCGTGTCGGATATATGATCCCGAAAATCGGGAGATAGGGACAGCCTTTGCAATAATAGAGCCGCTTCGCTATAAGTACAGAGATTTCGGATACGATCAGAGGATAAACGGCGGACTTGACGAGCGGTATTATCTGTGTTTTACGGATGCCGGTCACGATCTGTCAAGGCTGCCTCTTGGAAGCTGTATCGAATCGGGGGACAAACGATTCAGGACAGATACGTCCGAAATGTATTACTGCGGCGGCGCGGCGCTGTATTGCAGAAGTGTATTAAAGCTGATCGGAGGCGGTGAAAATGATGACGGGAATGCTTGACGCTCTGTCCTCATATCTTTCAAACGGGCTTGAGGGAATAGATGTGCAGCATGGGTATCTGTCGTCTTCGCTTGAGTCGCCGCTGACGAGTCCGAAGGTCTTTATAATATTTCGGAAGATTGACGGCGGGAGTATGGATATCTCGCTTTTTGTCTATACGCCCGCTGCGCTCGGAGGTCTTGAGGCGGGGCGCACGGCGGAGCGCATCTCGGAGCTTCTGGCTGATGAGATGTGTCCGTTCGGCTTTGAAAATATCACGATTGGGCAGGCGGAGTATCACCGTGAGAGCAGGGCGTTTTCCTGCGAGATACGCTTTTGTATCAGCGAGTCACAGAGTATGCGGTACTATTTTACAGCGGATCATTTTTCCGATAATCCGGGATTTTCGATAAGCTGCCGTATACCGCATTACAGTATAGAGAGGTACTTCGAGCCGTATCCCGTTATGACGGTCTTCAAAGACATTCCCGATCTGGTCGTTGATCGGCAGAACAGGTACACGATCACAATACCCGATGTACCGTCGCTGTTTGTCGAGGAGTTTGCTTGCAGCGGGACCTTTGAGCTGAATGTTTACGGCGAGAGGTTTGAAAAATGCTTTATTGAAAAGAGCGAGGAAGACGAGCGCCGCCGCTGCACGGTGACGGTCATAGGGTACAGACCGTATACTGAGAAGGAAGACGAGGAGATACCAGTTGATCCCGTTCAGTAGAGGATCAACGAAATTTCAGCGGGCGTGACGTGATCTCATGACGCGCCCGCAGGGCTCATAATGAACAGGAAGTGAGAGTATGAATGATGAAAATATAAAGGCGGAGGAGCTTTCCGAGTTTTACGAAAGACAGGCAAGACGCTACGAGGGCGGAGGTGAGCGGGAATGAGCGGAGCGATGATGAGGTTTGCGGGAGTGTCGCTGTCGCATGATCCGAAGAACTTAAAGCTCACCAAAAAGAAAAAGCTGTCTTCGAAGCGGCTTCTGTCGGGCAGGCAGACCTTAGAAACATCAGAGCAGATAATCGGCGTTTCGGGGCGTGGCGAGCTTTGCGGGAAGAGCTGTATGGAGGATCTTTACAAGCTGCTGCGGCTTTCAAAAAGCTGCGAAGCGGACGTGCTGTCGATGCCGTATCTCGGAGCGATCAGGGCGGTGCTGACAGATATCTCGCTTGCGGGAGAGCCGAGGGCGGATTATATTGCGGTGGATTTTGTCTTTGAGAGAGCGCCCGATACGGCCCACCCCGAGATCATGTGCGCTCCCGTTTACGAGGTGACAAACAGCGGTGAAAATCTCTGGGATATCGCATATCGGTTCGGCAAGGATATAAACGAGCTTGTGCGGATAAATACTCACATCAGGCATATAGAGAATATTGCGCAGGGGGAGAGGGTGAGACTGTATTGAGATTTTTCGGTGAAAACGGCGGCGGCAGCTTCCCAATTGATAATATATCGGGTGTGACGATAAACAGCGAGCTTGGAGTACCCGCAGACGATCTGACGGTCGTGATCGTCGGCGCAGATGTGCCCTCGCTTTGGAAGATCTACGCATTAAAGGACGGTGCGGTCTCGATAGAGGACGCAAAGAAAAGGGACGCCGTTATTTTTGACGGATATGTAGACGAGCAGGTAAGCGGCGAGGACAGATCGGGGAAGACGGTCACTGTATATGCTCGCTCTCCCGCTTCTCTGCCGCTTGACAGCGAGTGCGGACAGGCGGAGTATCTCGATCCGACTGCCGATGTCATTTTCAGAAAGCACCTCTCATGCTTCGGGATAGAAAACACCTCGGGGAAGACAAGCTCAAAAAGCGGCGTGATGAGCATAACAAAGGGGCAGTCGCATTACACTGCGGTCAGGCGGTTCTGCGAGATGTTTCTCGGAAGTGAATGCAGGATAAACGGCGCGGGGAAGTTCTATCCCGATGTGAGAGACGTCGGGGGAAGGCTCAGCTTCGGTGAAGGCGGGATCGGCTTTTACTCGATCACAATAAGAGAAAAAAGGTGCCTCAGAGTGTCGCAGGTAACGGCGGAGTCCTCAAGCGGCGAGATCGTTGTAAAAAACGAGGACGCTATCCGATGCGGGATAGTCAGGCAGCGGAGAATGAGCCTTTTTGACAGCGCAACGGGTACGCTTTCGGACGCGGACGCCGTTATAAAACGCGGCGAGGAGAATAGTCTTGTCGTGACCCTGCGCTGCGGCGGATATCTCGGAGACATCATCGGCTGCAGCGCCTGCGTTTCATACGGAGAGCTTGACGGGAAGGAGTTTTCCGTTATCAAAACAAAGTACAGTTCGGGCAGCAGCGGGAAGGAAACTGTCGTTGTGCTTCGCCAAAGAAGGGAGTGACGGATAATGTGGATACCGAAGGTCATCAGTGAGAAAAGCAGCGAGCCTTTTACTGCGCCTGCCGAGTATTCGGATAAAGGCAGGGTTTCGCTCGGGAATACGTCGGGCGAGATGTTTTTGCCCTACGGGCTTGAGTGTATTCCGCCTAAGGGGAAGCGGGCGGCTGTCTTTCAGGCGGGGCGGTCGCTGATCGTTTCGGGCTTTGAAAGCAGCGGGCATTTGCAGCTCGAACCGGGCGAGATAGGACTTTTCTCCTCGGGCGGGGCAAGCCTGATCCTGAAAAATGACGGCCGTGTTCTTATAAACGGACACGAGCTTTAAGGAGGGGAAACATTGGACACATATTTAAACGGAGGCGATCTCGAGGTCGATGTCGGCGGTTATCCGAGGGCGGTCTACGGGAATGAGGAGCGGTGCCAGCGAGCCGCTTTGACGCTTTCGACACGAAAAGGAGACTTCATTTATGACAGGGATTTCGGAACCGACTGGACGGGATTCGATATGATATCATCAAGCGGGGAAGAGACGCTTATCAGGGTCAGGGAGGCTCTTGTCGGATATGAGGATATTATTGTGGAGAAAGCAAAGGTGACGGGCGGAGGCTATAGGTCGAAGATAGAATTTGAACTTGACTGCGGAGAGGAAAATCATACGGAGGTGTATATACGTGCGGGGTTATGACGAGATACTGACAAAGCTTCAGGAGGATTACACGGAAAGGACGGGAACGCAGCCCGACAGAGCGTCCGATATCGGGATCAGGCTCAGGGTCGTGGCGGGCGAGCTTTTTTCGCTTTATGCGCAGCTCAGCTGGCTCAAAAACCAGATGTTCCCGAATACGGCTCAGGGGGAGTTTCTCGAGCTTCATGCAGCGCAGCGCGGGTTAGAGCGCAAGAGCGGCACAAAGGCGCGCGGCGAGGTCGATCTCTATCTGCAAAGCAGAATGAACTATGATATCACGGTGCCAGAGGGGACCGTTGTATCGACTGCGGGGAGCGATCCCGTCAGATTTGAGACGGACGAAGAGATCACGATACGCTCGGGTCAGCTTTCGGGTCACGTCGGTATCACGGCGCTTGACGACGGCGAGCGGGGGAATGTTTCGGAGCAGACGATAAGCGTTATCGTGACGCCTGTTGCGGGGGTGACGAGAGTTCAGAACGACTACAGGACGGAGTTCGGCAGCGATACAGAGAACGACGAGCAGCTCAGAGCACGCATACTCGACAGCTTTGTCCGCATCTCAAACGGCACCAACAAGGCGTATTATATAAACGAGGCGCTGTCTGTCGAGGGAGTTTCGGCGGCGAGCGTAATTGCGGGGAACAGAGGCGCGGGAACGGTCGATGTGTATATCACGACAAATACGGGGACAGTATCTCCCGGGTTGATAAACAGAGTGGGCGCAAGGCTCAGGCAGGCGCGCGAGGTGAATGTTGACGTGCAGGTGTTTACTATGACGAATGTGCCTGTCAATGTGTATATGGAGCTGTCTGTCATAAAGGGGTACGATTTCGACGAGGTGAAAAGCGGGGTGATCTCGGCGCTCGGAGAGTATTTCATGACGCTTCGAGGCGGCGAAACGGTCTATCTTTCGAAGCTCTCGGAGGCGATCGAACACGTTGACGGAGTAAAGGATCATTCGTTTGTACAGACGCTGATGCACGATGTTGCGATAAACGAAAACTGCATAGGAAGGCTCGGCGCAGTCCTTATAACGGAGCGTGACTGATATGGGAAGTCTTGAAAATATGGTAAGAGCGATGCTGCCGATCGGCGCATATTCGCTCAATAAGTGGGATCTTGTCTACAAGGAGCTTGAAACGTATTCCCGCTCCTTTGACGAGATCGGCGCCGCAGTGGACGAGCTGATAAGGGAGCGCTTCATTACAACCGCCGAGGGAGAGGGCCTTGAGCGTTACGAGAGGATCATCGGCCCTGTGAGAGACGATCTGGAGACAGAGCTTCGCAGGGAGATGCTGAAGGCGTTGTTTACAGTCGGAGAGAACGATTTTACGCTTGACGGACTTCACCGCTTTTTCGATTCGCTCGGCTTTGAGTGCAGCGTTGTCGAGGATCCGTCGGACTTTCATCTTCTGATGATACCGCAGGGGCGTGAATACTCGCCTGCCGAGCAGGAGCTGATACGCGAAAGGGTCGGTGAGTTCATTCCCTGTCATCTGACATATACGATAGAATTCCGAAGCGCAGACTGGGACGAATACGATTCGCTTTCAAAGACGTTTGACGACTGGGACGCGCTCGATCTTTGCTGGGACGATATTGATAAATACGAGGAGGATTGATTATGGCTTCAAGCAGCAGAACAAATCATTATATGCTCAATCAGTGGGCAGGCAGCGACAAACCGACAAGAAGCGATTTTGTCAGAGACAATGCGCTCATCGACACGGCGATCTGGCAGCACGTATCGGACGCATATGCACACTTGTCGAATTTCGAGAAAACAAGGGTATCTGACCCGTATGTGACAACAGTCGTTCAGGGAACGGGAGAGAGTTCCCGCACGATCACCTTTGACTTTACGCCGAAGCTCGTGATCGTTTTTGCGGCGGACGAGCCGATTGTAAAGTATGAAAACGGGGAGAGCGTTGTCAATGCGTGCGCTGCCGTCACGGCTGTCGGTTCAACGGGCGGCTGCGCGATGTCAAGCGGAGGGCTTATCTTGTACAGCAGCGCTGACGGCGGCGTAAGATACGATCTTAACAATATTGACAAGCAGTACATTGTAACTGCGTTCAGATAAGAGCGTTCTGTGGCGTTAATTCACGATTCAAGCCGCAGCTTACTGCCGTTTGACAGTTTTTCACTTTTATATGGGATCCGCAAAGCAGCCGCTTTGCATCTCACGCGGGGGAAGTTAGTGACGGGCAATGGGTTATTGCCGCGAGCGGGAAACACGATCGATCACCCCTCAGTCGGCTTCGCCGACAGCTCCCCTTGAGGGGAGCCTAAACAAGAAAATCTGGTAGCCTCCCCCAAAGGGGAGGTGGCACGGCGTAAGCCGTGACGGAGGGGTGATCGACCGAGGCAGCCGTGACTGAGGGGTGCTTCTCGGTGCTCGGCTTACTCTTGTTCTTGTATTACTTCATTGCTTTAAATCGGCGTGTCTTAATTCTCGCTTCATTTACTGCTTTATCGCAGTTTACGGTGTTTTAATGTCGGTCTTCTCTTTGCTTTTGTTTTAGAATAATTATACTCTTTGTTCCGCCTCAACCGCCGGCGGGGGCGGCGTCCTTTTGTTGCACGACAAAAGGACGCAAAAACGTGTTC